AAGATTCGAGGGTCTAAACGATCAGGATGGTACAGGTTCATGGACAGAATGTGCAAAGCCCGGCATAGCTAAAAGTCTAACTAATATGCCGCTAGTCATCCAGAGAACAGCTTTAACTAATCAAGGTACAGTAAACGAAATAGCTACATTTACTATCAAGCAGTTTACATATGCTGACAGAGAAGTAGGCGATGATAACAGTAATCCGTTTCCTACATTTAAAGATAAACGTATTAACAAAGTATTATTTTTCCGTAATAGATTAGCGATCCTAGCCGGAGAAAACGTGATATTGTCTAGACCGGGAACGCTTGGTACACCTGACTTTTTTGCTGAAACAGCATTAACAGTCAGTGCTAATGACCCTATTGATATATCTTGTTCATCTACATTTCCATCAGAACTGTTTGACGGTATAGATATAAACTCAGGTCTCGTAGTATTTAGTACAAACCAGCAGTTTTTATTATCATCCGATGACACAGTATTAAACCCTGATACTGCTAAGTTACGTAGTTTATCTACATTTAATTATAATAAAGATGTACCTCCTATTTCATTAGGCACTACTGTTGCTTACCTTGATGACTCTGGTAAATTTAGCCGGTTTAATGAAATGGCTAACATTGCGAGAGAAGGACAGCCAAACGTAGTAAATCAAAGTCAGGTAGTTCCTACATTGTTGCCTAAAGATATAGATTTGTTTACAAACTCACGTGAAAACAATATAGTTATAATGGGTAAAACTAACTCTGATACAGTACAGGGTTTTAGATATCTTAATGTAGGTGACAAGCGTCAGCAATCAGCATGGTTTAAATGGAAATTTAATAATCCATTACTTTACCATTTTATTATAAATGACGAGTACTATTTTTTAGATACTGACCATTTTTTACAGAGTATAAGACTTGTACAACAAGAAAGTGATCCAAGTATTACACAAGATAATGTAGATTTTTTATTACATTTAGATAATTATACAACTGATACAGGCAGCAGCAGCTACAGTGCATCTACAAAACTAACTACATTTACTGGTGTTAGTTGGTTACCTTTAGTTACATCACCTAACTATGACTTAGTTGTAATAGATACCAATACAGCATCTACACGTGTAGGTAGATATGGTAAGCCTACATTAACTAGCACAACTAGCTTTACACTACCGGGAGACTGGTCTGGTGTAACACTAACAATAGGATACTTATACGAATATCTTGTAGCATTTCCTACATTCTACTTAGCACGTCAGCAAGGGCAGTCTAACAGATCTGATGTAAACTCATCCCTTGTAGTACATAGAATTAAACTACACTTTGGTAAGATAGGTCTATATGAAACAACTCTTGAACGTGTTGGTAAATCTGACTACACAGAAGTATACGAATCTACAGAGCTAGACGAGTACGATGTGTCCGATGCACCCTATCTAGAAGAGTTTATAAAAACTGTACCAGTATATGAAAAAAATACTAACGTAGATATTACACTTAAATCACGTCACCCTGCACCATCCACGCTACGAGCTATGTCATGGGAGGGAGATTACTCACCCAAATATTACAAACGTGTCTAAATTAGATCAATACGTACACCCAATTACAGAGGAGGCTGCCGCAGAGGTGGCCTCTAACCTACGCCCAGATGACCTCAGAGAGGTCGTAGAAGGTCATGGACTAGATCCTATGGTCGAGCTACTACGAGTGGCTAGGATTGGCTCTGCTGTGTATTTCACAGTACCAGACGGCAAGACTGCCGGACTAGCAGGAGTCGGGGAAGGAGGTGAAATATGGATGCTATGCACTCCAGCTATTCACAACTTTCCAATTACATTTGCAAGAGAAGCTAAACGGTGGGTCGATAGCCGTACTGAGCCTTTATTGTGGAACATAGTAGACTGTAGAAATACAGTACACTTAAAATTACTCAAATTTTTAGGTTTCAAGTTTTTACGTAAGTTTAAACATGGACCAAACAATTTATACTTTATAGAATTTTGCCGTGTGTGCACCAGATCCTAACGCCGGAAGAAGGCAAGCCGCTATAGATGAAAATAAAAAGCGGATAACTAAATACTATTCTGACGGTATTAAACAATGGAATAAGGAAGTCGATTTCAAGGACAATATAAATAACATCCTTGGGCTTGGAGCGTCTCGCTCTAGATCTGACTTCGATGCTTTTGCTCTCAGTGAGCAAGGTAAAGGTCTGCGAGATAAAGAAAATGCAGCCAAAAAATACTTTCAACAGGCTGCTGTTAATGAAGGTGGTAGATCTAGAAACTTTAAAGGTTCACAAAAATCTGCTTACTTTGCTAAACTAGCTGAAGTTGATAGAAAACAGTACGCTCTAGCTACCGTAGGCGAAGCTAAAGCTGAAACTAAAATACAAAGAGGTCTACAAGAACAACTTAGAACTAATCGTACTAATCTTGGATTTGATCCACAGTTTGGTCCTCCAACTATGCTACCTCCAAAAGACAGAGCTGGTCAGTTTATGAATACTGTAAGTTTTGGTATGAGCGTTATCTCTCCATTTATAGGAAGTGACGTTAGAATCAAAGATAACATTAAAAAAATAGGTACATCTATTGAAGGTTACAATATCTACAAATTTAGATATAATAATTCTACTCAAGAATATATAGGAGTTATGGCTCAAGAAGTACAACGTAAAAAACCAGAAGCTGTAGCTAAACTAGACGATGATACCTACATGGTTGACTACAGCCAAATAGATGTCGAGTTTAGGGAGGTTGCCTAATGGCTCAGATGGAACAGTTCAACTTTGATACATCAGCAACTAACTATGCAGAAGTAAGTTATGATGGATCTAAAGTTGCTAACCAAGCACTTGCAGAAACAGACAAAATTTATGCAGCTCACTACGAGCGTATGAAAGCAGATGCTATTAAAGATGCTGAAACCAGATCTCGTAACTACCAGAAGTTTGGTAAATTAATTGGACAAGCTGCTGAGTTTAAGAAAAAGTTAGACGCATGGAATGATAGTAAATCACTAGAAGAAGATCTAACAAAAGGTACAGCAGCACAAGGTGGTGAAGAGGTACAAACAGGAGAAGTCAAAAATAAGACTCAAGAAATAGAGGATCAAAAAGAAAAAGAGCTCAAAAGAATAGAAAACGAGACTAAAGTAGAAGGAGAAAAAATAGCAGCTCAAGAAATTGAGGCTAATAATATAGCTCCAGATAACAAAGATCAGGCTGTTTCTACATATGATACAGTTAAAATTAATAATATAGAAAGTTATAATGAGAACTCTGCTTCATCTGCTAAAAAGCATCTTAATACAGCTAGTACATTTGTAGCTAAAAATCTTAATGCACCTGTAGGTAACGCTATGGTTCCCGGTGCAAATGGTAGAAGTTATAATCAACTACTAGAAGCTGGGGAAGATGCTTTAGCAGAACAAGCTTTATTCTTTTGGGGTCGTAGTGCATTAGTACAAAGTGGTGCACTAACTACTCTAAAAGGTAGACATAAAAAAAAACTATTACAAGATCTACGTAAAAATATAGATGGTATAACAACCAAATCTATGAACCGTAGAATCGAAGAAGAGCTAAAACTAGGTGAAGTAAAAGAAATTCTTAACTTATCTAATATGCTAGTCAATAATCCAGAGGATATATCTGAGTATGTATTTGGTACTCCTGATGACCCTAACTCTGGCTTGTTAACCAAGATGTCAGCTGGAGCCCCCGGTGGACCTGACACTGCATATGGTATGGCTAAACTAGGAGATAGATTAGAAAAAGCTTTTGAACAAAACCTTATAGGAATGGAAGAGCTACAGTTGCTTCGAGACACACTATTTGTACAGAGGGGTACTAATGGTAAAACAACTACTATTGCAGGCTTAAATACTCAAGCTGGTAATTTACTTGATAAAAAACTTGGCGGTCTTATAATGAAAGCTCAGAAACAAGAGCTAGATAAGATTACTAACGAAAGAAAAATCAATGCTGAAAGTGGCATGGATGCTATTATCGAAGGGTATAAAAGTCAAAATGCAGATGGCAGACCTGTAACACTAGAACAGAAAGAAAAAGACTTAGCTAAACTTGCTAAAGATTTAGGACTATCTACAGGAGATCCTTTACTTAAAAGACTAAATGACTACTATGTCCCTGCTGACTACGACGATGAAGACTCTGCAAGATGGTTATTGCAAGATATTAGAACAGATGGTAAAATAGATGGTGGTGATCTAGAAGGCAGATTAGCTGCTATACAAAACGGTGAGATTCGCAAAGATACTAAGAAAAAAGCTGAAGAGTTACTTGCTGGATTTGAACCATCTGATAAGCATGTTAAAGATGCAGCTAAAATATTTAACGCTATTACTAATAAAGATGGCGATACAGTTTTAGATCCTGATAAAGCTAGTGAGCTTACTTTAGGTATTATAGCTAATATGGAAATAGATTATCAGGAGTTATATGCAGAAGGATTTGCTGTATCAAACAATGCTACTAAAGCACATAACTATGCTATACAAAAAATAAAAGATAATCACCGAAATAAGAACAACTTTATCGAAGTAATGAATAACGATACTGGTCAAAAAGAAATGGTCAGTAAGTATACAGCTCCAAACATGGGTGAAGTAGAGGGCGACATATCAAACTCTATGCTATTCGATAAAACAATAGATATGTTAAATAAAGATCAAGAAGGTACTCTTAACAGTTCTGGATTTTTACTGGGTGAAGCAAAAGCTCTACCTATAGCTATCAGAGCATTGAAAAACAACACTGGTGTTATACCTGAGTACTATCTTAACTTATCTAGAAAGACTGGTATACATCCATTAAAGTTAATGAAGATGAGAATGGAAGCTATGGGCATAGATCCAAAAGAAGCTGACCCAAACAAAGTATACTTCGTTGATTTTCCTGACGATGATCTAAGTGAAAATGATAAAAAAAGATTAAACATGTTTCCTACTCCATCAAATCTAGTACAGGTAATGAGTCAGGATATTTATTCTCCAGACGTAAAAGATAATGTGTTCTACAAACAGATGGCTCGTCAAGGAGCAGACTATGATTCATTCGTAGATACAACTGGTAGAACTTATACTAATGTTATAAATATTACTGAAACAAGCATGAGCGATATTGGAAACCTGTTTAATACAAAGAAAAATAGAAGTGGTGTTCAGTATGGACCAAAAGTAAAAGTAGGTATATACGATTGGAATAAAAAGACTTTTGAGGCAGCACTTGAAAGAAGTGGTATAGATCCTTCAGCACCTTTTACTAAAGAAAACCAAGATGCTTTACTTAGAGCACATCAAGCTAATATATTATATGAAGATAACTTACTTACAAGTTTAGACGCCTTTGGAGAAGGTAGTGAACTATCAAGTTTTGAACCTGTGCAAGTAGACTCTGACTCTGCGTCTGCTTTTTCTGAAGAGTTTGGTACTGAACCATTTATGCAGCCAAACACTTTGTCAACTGGTTTATTTAATACGTACTTTTTACTAGAACAATAAAATGTCAGAAATTTATGATGAAGAAAACCGAGAAAAAGACGCCTTCGATCAGGCGTCCGAATCGGTATTAGGTACGTTGGATTCAGAAAATGAACTTGCAGAACAAAATAAAGCTGAAGCAGCACAAGTAGATCAAGAACAAGCAGAAATTGATGACCCACGTGAATCAGAAAACTGGGGATTTAAAGGAGTTGTTAGAGAGCTGCAATCTGCGGTAACTGGTGGAGTTCAAGATTCTTTATCCTCCGTAGCTACTTTTGCCGAAAGAACAACAGATGCTCTTTCTGGCGAAATGCAAAGAGAACGAAAAGAAAATGGTTATTATAAACCACAGTGGGATCCTTTTCAATCTTACAGTAACCCTATTATAACTAAAACATGGTGGGGTAAACTAGCACGAGGCACAGTACATTTTGGTACAATGGCGGCTGGTACAGTACTAGCAGCTAAAGGTGCAGCCGCAGCCGGTATAGGTTTAGGTATAGGTGCTGGTGCAAAAGCATTACTAGGAGCTAACAGTCTTGTACGTGCAGCTGGTATAGGTGCTATATCTGACTTAGTATCTCAGGAGTCTGATGCAGAAAACGCATTAGGTTCACTAAGAGATCATTATGGTTGGATGGATACACCTTTATCTACAAAAGAATACGACCATCCTGTTATGATGAAAATGAAAAACATCGTAGAGGGTATGGGAATAGGACTTATCTTTGATGGAGCTGCTATGGCTTTAGGTAAAGGTGGTAAAAAAGTAAAAGAGTTTACTAGGCAAAGAGCTAAAAGTGTTGACGCTGAAACTCTAGCTAAAGGTCTACAAGAATTACGAGAAGGTGAGACTGGCTTTCGTGCAGCAAAAAACAAGCCACAAGCTGGTACACATCAGGGTGCTACACTATCTCAAGACGATCCATACATTGTCTGGGAAAGAAACAAAAGAGTTAACAATGAATGGGGAGCCGAAGAAGGTGCAGCCGGAAATGTCATCACACCTGTACAAAGAGAACGTGGTGCAAATTACTCAGGTATGTCGGAAGATGCAGTTGATGAAGTACTACGTAAATTATACAGCAATAATAAATATAAAGCTATTATAGCAGAAACTAAAGAACAAGGCACAACTTTAGCTGAAAAATTTGGAGACGCAATCGCTGCACACCAACGTATTACACAAGGTAGAAATGCTGCTGATATGTCACCAGACGAGTATTTAGAAGAACTACTACAAGCTGCTGATGTCTATGAGTTTACAGATATTGATGGTAACATAGTAAACAAAGTTTCTACAATTACAAGTAAATATGTTGTTGTAGCTGACATGGTAGTTGGTACATTATTACAGCAAGTACGTGATTTGGGCATAGCTGGTCGTGAGTTAAAAGACTTTGTAAATTTAGCAGACATAGATGGTCCGTTAAAAAATATACGTGACTCAATGTTTATGGCATTGACTGAAGCTAAACGTGCAAGAATTATTAAATCTGATGACTTTAGAGCATTAGGAGCTGGTAAACGTCAATTCTTAGAGAAAACATTATCTCAAGAAATGGTAGATACACGTGAATCTATAGAAGCTATACTAGGTCTAGCAGGTAATGATCCGAATAATGGTGATTTATTAATGGCTTTGTTTGAAGCGTTTTCATCTATGAAGACTGTAAACAATTTAGACGACTTTGATCAGTGGGCACGTAAGATGATTAAAGGTGGAGAGATAGAAGGTAAGCAACAGACTGGAGCTCTGATAAGAGAACTACAAGGAGTAATGACACATAGTATTTTATCTGGTCCTAAAACACCAGCTAGAGCTATTATTGGTACAGCTACTCATACATTCTTACGTCCGATAGCTATGACTATAGGTGCTACTTTACAACTACCTTTTACTAAAAACACACGTCAAGTACGTGCAGGGTTAGCATCCATGAACGCTATGATGGAAGCTATACCAGAATCATTTGAGTTGTTTAAATCTAGGCTTAATTCATACTGGTCAGGAGAGATTTCTACAGTTAGAACTCGTTTTGCTGAATATACAAAAGGTGATGCAAACTGGGAAATACTTCGTAGATGGGCAGAAGACAGTGGTCGTGCTACAGCTGGTGATAAAGCTGCGTTCCGTATGGCAAACATGGCACGTGCTATGAATGATAAGAGCTTTTTAACTTACTCTACTAAACTTATGGCAGCAACCGATGATGCGTTTGCTTACATATTAGGTAGAGCTAAGATGAGAGAAAAGGCTTTAATGTCTGCATTTGATGTAGCTGATGCTGGTAAGCTTACTAGCTATACAGAAATCACACCAGAATTAATCAGAAATTTTGAAGACTACTTTTATCGTGACATTTTTGATGCTGATGGTAACATAGTAGACGAAGCTACAAAGTTTGCACGTAAAGAGGTTACACTTACACAAGATCTTAGTGGATTTTCTGCTAATCTTAACGCTGTATTCCAACAAAACCCTTGGGCTAAACCTTTCTTTTTGTTTGCTAGAACAGGAGTAAACGGTCTAAAACTTACAGCAAAACATACACCGGGATTTAACTTTCTTGTTAAAGAATTTAACGATATAGCATTTGCTAAACCTACACCAGAAACTTTTGCCGAGCTTGGACCTAAGTTTGGTATTACTAATGCGAGAGAACTAGCTAATGCGAAAGCTTTACAAAACGGTAGACTAGCTATGGGCTCTGCTCTTGTATTTATGGCTATTCAGAAATGGATGTCAGGAGAAATGACAGGTAACGGTCCTATAGACAGACAGAAACGTAACGTCTGGATGGATGCAGATTACAAACCTAGAACTATAACTCTAGGTGAAGTACAGGTAGGGTACGATTCTTTTGAACCATTTAACCAGATTATGTCTATGGTAGCTGACATAGGTGATGCTAGCTTACTTATGGGTGAAGAGTGGACTAAAGACAACCTAGGTAAAGTAGCATTATTACTTGCTCAGGGTGTAACAAGTAAGTCTTATCTTGCTGGATTACAGTCATTTGTAGATTTATTTGGTGCAAAACCCGGACAAGGTGCAAGAATAGGTGGTAACTTAATTAATAATGTAGTACCTTTAGGAGGTTTACGTAACGATTTAGGTAAATTATTCACACCTTATACCCGAGAACTTAGCTCAGGTATTGTAGATTCGATCAGAAATAGAAACCTTGCTACTGAAAATGTAGCTTTTGATGGCGGTTTACCAATTAAGTATGACATACTAAGTGGTAATCCTGTTAAACCTTATGACTTTATGACTCGAGCATTTAACATGTTTAGTCCTGTATCATTTGATTTGACATCAAGTCCCGGCAGAACTCTGCTATTTAATAGTGGTTACGATATGAGATTATCAGTTATGTATTCTCCGGAAGGTGATAATCTAACAGATGAGCCTAGACTTAGATCTGCATTTCAGAAGGCTATCGGCGATCAGAAAATAGAAGTACAGCTAAACAAGCTTGCTAAAGATCCTAAAGTTATAGAATCTATACAACAAATGATGAAAGACATAGCATCAGGTCAACGTAGTGAGTTTGAAGTTATGGACTATTATCATAATAAAGCAATAGATCGTATCTTTCAAAAAGCTAGAAAAATAGGCTGGAATACTATTAAACAAGATCCTGACATAAAAGCTCTTAAACTTGAAGAAAGGAAGAAGAAAGTAAAGCGAATCCAGAAATCACAACAAACTGGTGGTCCAATACCCAACATTACAAATATTTATAAATAATGTCACAACAATCTTTTTTGCAACAAGCAGGGACAGGATCTGACATCAACTTTACTATTGATACTTTTTCAGCAGATGAAATACAGGTATATGTCGATGGGGTCCTAAAAACTGCTACCACTCATTATAATATAAATCCTTACAACTCTAATTCTCAAAGCACTATAGCTTGGACTAGCGGTAATGCACCAACTAGCTCTAATATAGTTCGTATTGTAAGAAAAACAGATATATTAAATCAAGGTAATACTGCTGTAGAAGGTAGAGCTACATATGCAGCTGGATCTTCAGTTAAGGCAGATGACCTAAATAATAACCAAAAACAAGTTCTTAGAGCACTACAAGAACGACAAGATCAAAAAATACAAAGATATGATCTAGAAGATAATGAAGTAATACGCTCTAAAATTGCAGCCGATGCAGTTGATGGTACAAAAATAGCTGACGATTCTATTAATTCTGAACACTACGTTGCTGACTCTATAGACACTGAGCACTATGCACCAAACTCAGTTGATGCTACAGCTATCGGATCAAACGCAGTTACAACAGTCAAAATATTAGATGATAATGTAACTATGGATAAGTTAGGTAGTGGTGCATTACCTACAGATATAACAGTTAATACTGATAACATAGTTAACGGAAGTATTACAACAGCTGATATAGGTGCAGATCAAATAACTTCTGCACTTATAGCTGATGACCAAATAGATTCCGAACATTATGTAGACGGGTCTGTTGATCGTCAACATTTGGAAGCAGATATAATAGATAGTACTAAACTAGCAGATAATGCAGTCAACTCAGAGCACTACGTAGATGGGTCTATAGATAGGGTGCACCTATCCGACGACATTATAGATTCTACAAAAATAGAAGATGATGCTGTAAGGTCTGAACATATACAAGCTGATGCTGTTACTGATTCTGAGATAGCAACTGGAACTTTAGATAATAGATACTACACCGAAACTGAGTTAGATGCTGGTCAGTTAGACAACAGATATTATACAGAAACAGAAGCTGAAGCTAAATTCCTTAGACAAGATTCTTCTGAGACTATTGCTAGTGGTGTTACATGGTCATCTTCTGATGCCTTTGTTGCTACAACAGCTGCTATAGACGCTCGTGTTATTGAACTTGTTGATGACGTAGGTGGTTTTGTACCTATAGCAAACGAAACAAGTTTTCCTACATCTAACCCTGATATAAATAACCCTGCAACTGGTGGTACTATTGTATCAGTAAAAGCAGCATCAACTAACTTAGCTCCTAGCGGAACTACAGTTACTATTGCAAATGGTAGGGGATCTGGTCTAGCTGTAGTTATAACAGGTGTTACTGCTACCATACCTTCTGGTTTCGGTTTCTTAGTAGAAACAACGTCTACAGATCATACATACGCATTTCACCGATTAGTACCAGTAGCTACACAAGTAACCACAGTTGCTAACAATATTACTAACATTGTAAATGCTGGTGCAAACGTAGCTGACATTAATAATTTTGCTGACCTTTATCAAATCAGTAATAATGCACCAACAGCAAGAGGTGACAGCTCAAGTTTACAAGTCGGTGACTTATGGTTCGATAGTTCGTCAAACAAAGTTTTGATGATTTATGATGGCAGCTCTGGCGATGGATTTAGCCCTGCTACACCAAACCAGTCTGACCTGACTAATATTAATATTGTAGCTGGACAAATCACATTCCAAGAAGATTTAGGTCTTATAACTAACACATTAAATACTGGTTCTGGTAATAACTCTGTAAACACAGTCGGAGCTAACATAGCTAATGTAAACACAGCTGCAACAAACATTGCAAAAATAACTACTGTTGCTGATGACCTTAATGAAGGCACATCTGAAATAGACACAGTAGCGACCAACATTACAAACGTAAATAATGTTGGAAATAATATATCAAACGTAAATACAGTTGCATCTAATAATTCCAACGTTACAGCAGTTGCTGGCAATGCAACGAACATAAACACAGTTGCAACCAATAATGCAAACATAACTACAGTTGCTGGAAGCATATCAGATGTAAATAACTTTGCAGATCTATACCAAATTGCAGGCTCTAACCCATCACAAGATGGCGGTGGTAATAACCTAGCTCAAGGAGACTTATACTTTAATACTACTACAAATGAATTAAGAGTATATAACGGTGGATCTTGGCAAGGTGGAGTTACTGCAACAGGAAACTTAGCTGGTTTAGGTGCTAACACATTTACTGGTAACCAGACAATTAACGCAAACATTATTATATCAGGTACAGTTGATGGAAAAGACGTATCTACTTTAATAGCAAATACTGTTGAAGATACCACTCCACAACTAGGTGGAGCATTAGATGGACAAAATAACAACATGTCTAACATAGGTACTATAGATGGTACTAATTTACAACTTGACTTCGGAACTCTATAAATGGCAAAATTATTAAAATTAAGACGAGGAAGTACCTCGCAACATAGTAGCTTTACTGGAGCCGAAGGCGAAGTTACTGTAGATACAGACAAGGATGTTCTTGTCGTAAATGATGGCTCAACTGCTGGTGGACACCCATTAGCAGCAGAGGATATGTCTAACGTATCCTCCGCATCTATTGCTGGTAGATTAGCTACAGATTCTATAGCAACAACTAAAATTGCTGGTGGAGCTTTACCAACAGACGTAACGGTAGCTAGTGCAAACATAGTTGATGGGACAATCGTAAACGCAGACGTTAACGCATCTGCTGCAATAGATGGAACTAAGATAGCTCCTAATTTTGGATCTCAAAATTTAAGTACAACTGGTAATTTATCTGGTGCAGCTTTAACTTTAAGTAACAATAATTTAATTATTAATGGTACACAACCAAACATTAGTTTTGTTGATTCTGATGCAAACCCAGATTATTTAATAAAAGTAAATGGTGGAACATTTGATATTAGAGATAATACTTCTGATTCAAGTATGTTTTCTATTGGTTCTGGAGAACTTGCTGCTCAAGGTAAATTAAATCTTCAAGCTGGTTTAGATACTGACGGAGATGTTCAATTTAACACTGGTAGTACCAACGTAAATGTACTGTTTGATGCTAGTACAAGCAATATGAAATTTAGCGACAGCATGTCACTGTCGTTTGGAGATCATTCAACTACAGGTGACTATAGTCTTGCCTATGTAAATGGTGGTGATTTTACTATCAATGCGATGTCAGGCGGTAGTGCAGACCTTATAATTGGTAGATATGAAAACGCAACACAAAAGAAACATATTGTTTCTACAAGAGCTGGTGTAGCTGAGTTATACCATGACAACTCTAAGAAACTAAATACTGCTGCTGGTGGAATAGAAGTAACAGGAGACATCACAATTACAGGAAGTGTTGATGGTGCTGATGTTGGAGCAATGAATACAACTCTAGCTACATTGTCATCAGTAAATGGTTCTTTAGCTAACGGCGTAACTGCAACAACTCAATCTGCATCTGATAACTCTACAAAGGTTGCAACAACTGCTTATACAGATACGGCAATAGCTAACTTAGTAGACTCGTCTCCCAGTGCTCTTAACACTCTTAACGAATTAGCAGCAGCATTAGGCGATGATGCTAACTTTTCAACCACAGTTACAAACTCAATAGCTACAAAAATGCCTTTGGCTGGTGGTACATTTACAGGAGATATTACCTGTAGTGGCGGTGCTGGTGCTGTAAGTGTTAGTGCTGCTAGTGATATTAGAATTGCTGGCGGTACTTGGACAGGAGAATATACAGATGGTATAAAACTACAACCTGACGGAAATAATAGTTATTTCCAATATGAAGGTAGTTTATACTTTAGAGATACAGCTGGTAACAACAGACTTACATTAGACTCATCTGGTAACTTAACTGCTGCTGCTAACGTAACAGCTTATTCTGACGCAAGTCTAAAAGAAAACGTAAAAACAATAGATAATGCTTTAAGTATTGTTGGTAAATTACGTGGTGTTTCTTATAACTGGAATAATAAGTATGGTATTGGAAGTCATGCAGATATTGGTGTTATTGCTCAAGAAGTAGAAGCAGTAGTACCAGAGTTAGTTAAAACCAACCATTACGAAGATCCACAATACCCAAAAGAACAAACTGACATTAAATCAGTTGATTACGGAAAATTAACAAGTATACTTATAAATGCAATCAACGAACTTAAAGCAGAAGTAGACGCATTAAAAGGAGGTAGCTAATGCCTTTACAAAGCTCAGGAACAATAACGCTTGCTCAAATTGGCTCAGAATTTAATGACTCACAACCTCACTCTCTTTCTGAGTTCTATGCTGGCGGTAGTGCAGGGGTAACATCAGGAGGTGCGCCTAACGTACCTTCTAGTGGAACCATATCTATGAGTCAATTTTATGATGCTGCTAATCAAGTTACTGTTACGATAAGTTCTGGTGCTACTAACCAAAACGTATCAACTTTATTTGGTTCTAACTTTAGTTCTGCTATTCCTAAAGTATTAGTTATTAATAGTGGTGTTGAGTTAGGTGCTACATCTTTATCTAATTATGCACTACAAGTACCTTCTGGAATGAGTGGTACTTTAAATATTCAAAACGCTGGTACTATATCGGGTGCTGGTGGAGATGGTAGTTCATCAGGTGCTGGTGGAGACGGTGGTACTGCTCTTTTCATTGCTTCTTCTAATGTAACTGTTACAAATACAGGTACTATACGTGGAGGAGGTGGCGGTGGAGGCCGAGGTCACGATGGAGTACAGGGAGGTTGTGCTAACCCTGTGGGTAGTGTATTTTGTTGTTCTGGCCCTGCTGGTACAGGTGGTGCTGGTGGTAACGGACAAGGCTATGACCAGTCTCAATCAAACGGTTCTGGTGGTTCAGCTGCTGGAACAGGCTCACAGGGACATCCTTTATGTTACACCTTCTTTGGCCCCGGTGGTTACAACGCCTCTACAGCTGGTGGTAATGGCGGTAACGGTGGTACTTATGGTAACGGTGGTGGCCAAGGAGGTAATACAGGCGCAGGTAATGGTTCTTCAGGTGGATCTGCTGGTAAATATATACAATTATCAGGTGTTAGTTATTCATTAAGTAACTCTGGAACTTTACAAGGGAATGCTCCCTAACATAAACCTACCGCCCGCACAAAAGTTTGAAACAATATCTATACCGCTGCCCACTGCTGACGTACCTTACTATATTCCTATGGTTGTTCCACCCAGCGACCTTAGAGATCAAGAAGCTAAACCCGTCAAAACTGAAGAAAAACCACCCGAACCACCTACCTTAAAAATACCGTTTATTAAACAGCCAGTACCTCAACCTTCTACTGAAGTTATCGTAGTGGCAGCTACAACGGCAATAACAGCTGTGGCAGCTACAACGCTTACACAGCCTATAATCGAATGGATACGTAAAAAGATCCAAAAATTCCTACAAGATAAAATCACCAAATGGAGAAAAAACCTGACGAACAAAAAGGACTCTTCAAACGAATCAAAGAAGGAATAGACGATCATGAAGAACAGATGGTGGTACTGGGGGCGATGGTTCGTCTTGGTGTCGTTATCTGGTCTGGGTTTATCATAACCCTTAATTATGTCGAACTACCCATGGTTAAAAAGAGTCCCGGCGGAGATATCACATTTCCGGCTTCAATATTTACTGGAGCACTCGCCACATTCGGCTTGTCCACTGGCAATGGTAAAAAACAAGACAAAGAGAAACCTAAGACATGACTAAATGGATAATACTCTTAAGCCTGTTGTCACCCACAGTTGCAAGAGCAAACACTGTAACGCCCCAGTTCACAACAGGGTCAATGCAGTCAACAACGACAACATCCCAAACTATCACAGAAACGATAGAACACGACGTACTAGGAGCCGAGGTCAAAACTTGGACTGGTACAAATATTACACCCAGTGGTGCGATTGGTGCAGAAGGCACAACCTATTCAGTTACCACAGACGCAACAGACTGGGATCTACAGATCACGACAAGAGAAGCGGGAACAATAGAAACAATATCAATAGACCGAACAATAGAAACAGAGTCTACTACAAACTCTTACTCTATCTTTGCACAATAAGTACACCGGTATTTGCTGAAGATACAAATGTTAGCAATCCTGTAGCTGCTGCTACTGGTAACGTAACTAATCAAGCTATACAGTTTCAGAACAACGGTGCATCGTCACGTCAAATATATGGTCCTAACATACAATGTAATGGATCTACTATGACATTTAGCCCTTTTTATATGGGTAATCACAGCAAACCATTTGACGAATTTATGCAACCTAGTAGTTATACTATAGCAGAAAACTGGGGATTTCAACTTAATTTTATGATTCCTTTAGATAAAGAGGGTTATAAACAGTGTAAACAAATGGCGGCAAGATATGAGGAAAAAATGCGGCTTGAGTATGAACTTACACGAGCCCACAAATGTGCGGAATTAATGCAGAAAGGTTTTATGATTAAACCTAACACAGATATGTCAATCTTGTGTCAGGATATAGTACCTATAGTTACAGTTAATCCGCCTAAAAAAGACAAGAAATTTTTATTATTTTAAGATTATGCCATCAAC